ATGCTTATACCTAAACGTGGGGATATGTTTGTGGCGGATCTGGGACAAGGAACCGGTTCGGAGCAGGAAAATGAACGCCCTGTCGTGATTGTTCAGAACAATAAGGGCAACTCATATGCCGATACAACTATCATAGTACCGATTACGTCCAGAATGAAGAATGATATCCCAAACCATGTGATCATACATTATGGCATTCTCAAGAAGTATAAAGGATGCGTACTCACTGAGCAGGTCAGAACGATCTCAATATACAGGTTGAAGAAATACATCGGTAGCTTGAATGAAAAGGATATCCGAAGAATAGAAAAGGCTATGAAGATCAGCCTTGCTATTAATAATAACAAGAAGGTGAAAAAATGAAAATAAAGGAATTATCGCTACTTTCAGCAGTAAACAGGTTTTATAAGGATGATATGAAGAATGGTCTCCAGCGCCGTGACGGACAGATTGAGATGTCCTACGAAGTAACACAAGCAATAATGGACAATAAGTCCTTGGCAGTCGAAGCGGAGGTTGGAATAGGCAAATCGATTGCCTACCTTGTTCCTCTGGTTCTTCAGTTCTTCCGTGAACGCAGGCAAATGATCATCGCTACTTCGACTATTACTCTTCAGGAACAGCTCGAGAGTGACATTCTCTACGTGCTTGAAGCTCTTGGAGTAAGAGCTGATGTCGAGATAGCCAAAGGTATGAAAAACTACATATGCCTGAAGAGATTCCAGAACTTCGTAAGAGAGCACAGTGATTACAGCAGAATGTTCGATCGTGCTAAATATGGCTTACAGACCAGATCTGACGCCTATGTATCAGACGATGTATGGAATAAGATATGTATAACCTCTTGTGGTGAAAAATGCTCAGACTGTCAATTCCGCAAAATTTGTGAATACTCATTGATGCGTGAAAGGATACGGAATAACGATGAGATTGTCATCTGTAATCAGAATATGCTGGTCACTCATTTAATAAACGAGGAATCAGGAAAAGGCATATTCAAGCCGGATTTCAGTACAGTTGTGATCGATGAGGCACACAACCTCGAGAGCAAGTTCCGTGACGCATTCACTACCGCATACAGCCAGAACGAAATAACTAACGAGATATTGAAAGCCACAACAAACAGGAAGGATGTGCTTTCGAGCCTTATTGTTGAGCTTATTCAGATGGTGGACACTCTCTTCAAATATCTGAAATTTGATATTCATCAGCAGCAGGGCGAAGCTGAAGGAGATATGAATACCTACTATTACAGACCAATAAGAGAGGTTAAGAGGCTGGTTCTCAGGATTCGCTCCGGCTTGCTTGAGATAGAAATGAGGACTAATCGTAGACTTAAATGCCTTCAGATGTTCAGAAATCTTGAAAATAAGGAATTCCTTGTATGGATCACAACTGAAAAAGGCGTTCGTATCAATATCTGCAAGAAGAATATACGCAAGGAAATAGGCAGATTACTCTTTAAGGGTACAAGAAGAACGATACTGACATCGGGAACTATTACTTCTCAGAATTCAGGTAGCCTAAAAGAAAGATATCGATATTTTATGGATAGTCTTGGCTGTCCTGATGATGTATGTGTATCCGAACCCAAGAAATCTCCGTTTGATTTTGATAAGCATACTATGCTATATGTATCAAACAAGCTGCCTTGCCCAAATAAACATAACAGAAACAAATATAGAAATGAAGCTATTTCTGAGATAGTGAAACTTCTGAATATTACGCACGGCAAGTCGCTTATCCTCTTTACTGCCAAGGATGACAGAGACTATGTCTTTGAAAAACTTTCAAATATGGGCTTGCCGTATAAGATAATGGTCCAGAGCAGTGATTCTTCTCAGGAACATAGGCTTGAAAGGTTCCAGAATAACGTGAATTCGGTTATTCTTGGCACTGGAGCCTATTGGGAAGGTATAAATATCAAAGGAGAAAGCCTTTCTCAGGTCATAATATTCAAGCTTCCCTTCCCAGTTCCGGATCCGATAACGGAATATAAGATGGCGAACAAAGAGTGTCCGCTATTGGAAGTGGCGGTACCAGAGATGATAATTAAGCTGAAACAAGGAGCTGGACGACTCATTCGCAGTTCAGCGGATAAAGGAATAGTGTCGATACTTGATCCAAGAGTAAGCAGTAGGCTTAAAACTGCGTATAGGGATGATACGTTAGCATCATTGCCTGAGAAAAAATCAACAGAGGACATATTAGAACTCAAGGAGTTCTGGGACAGTATCAAGGGGGATGGTAAACACGACTGATAACAAACCGGGAATCGCAGACTATATGCTTGCCGTTATGGATCAGATCATAGGGAGTGCAGGTGTTGAAAAGGAGGTATCCGATACTGAAAAAACAAGAATAAGAGAGCTCAATCAGGTCACAGTTACGGAAAGGTACATGACGATACGAGAAAGGGAGGTAAATGCATGATGCATTTCATCGCAGGTGCTATGTTTGGAGGGACCATGGGGATTCTGGCAATGTGCCTCTGCATAGCAGCGAGCAGAGCTGACTAACAATAGAATATACGGCGGTTTGCACAAATGTGAACCGCCGCATTTGTTGGCTTTGGTGATACCAATTCCGCCTGTATTGTGGTATTCTTGTGTACTGAAAGGAGGCTCGGTATGGCGAATGTAACAGTAATCGCTCCTGTGGAAGCAGAGTGTAAGATACATAAAATACGATGTGCAGCCTATTGTCGAGTATCATCAAGCAGCGAAGATCAGCTACAATCCTATGCAGCCCAGGTCAAATTCTATGGAGAGAAGTTTAATGATTCAGATAATGAGGAGCTTATCGATATATATGCTGACGAAGGAATAACCGGAACCAGCGCAGATAAGCGAACCGAATTCCAACGTCTCATAAGAGACTGCAAGCGAGGAAAAATCGACAGGATATACACCAAATCTTTGAGTAGATTTGCCCGAAACACCAAAGAGTGCCTTAATACTGTACGATTGCTCAGAGAACTTGGAATAACCCTGTTCTTCGAGAAAGAAAACATCGATACAGCTAAGAATACCGACGAATTAATGATAACTATCATGGGCGGACTGGCTCAGGAAGAATCAACTTCCATATCTCAGAATATGAGATGGAGCGTAAAAAAGCGTATGGAGAACGGTACCTTCGTTCAAAGCGTTCCACCATATGGTTACGTTAAGAAAGATGAGAAACTGGCTGTAGATCCTGAAACGTCCGAGATCGTAAAGGATATATTCAGAATGTATCTTGGAGGTGTAGGCACGAACACGATAGCTCGGATCCTGAATGATCGCGGGATATTGACAGGTATGTACCAAAAGAAATGGAATCACAAAATAGTAAAGTATATCCTGTCTAACGATAAATATACCGGAGACTCGCTCATGCAGAAGACATATAAGACTGAAACTCTTCCAATGGTCCAGAAGCGGAATCACGGAGAATATGATCAGTATTATGTTGAGAATACACATGAGGGCATTATATCTAAAGCAGACTTTCAGAAAGTTCAGGAAATGCTTTCAGTGTCAGCTTCAAAATTCCATAGGGAGTCAACCGGAAAGCATATATTAGGCTCTATGATCAAGTGCGGAGAATGTGGAAGTACATATAAGCGGAAGTGTAACAATGGGAAGTATTACTGGTCCTGCATAGAACATGACCTGAGTTCACAGAACTGCGGCTCTAAGCCTGTGGCTGAAGAAGCTATAATGCAGGCGTTTACTTCGCTGTGTAATAAGCTTATACAGCATTATAAGGAAATACTGCTGCCGTTACGAAGGAACCTTCAGGAACTGAATATGCGAAGATTCAGTGGTAATACAAAGGTGCTTAATATCCGTAAGGATATGGCTGAACTCAAAGAGCAACGACACGTTATAGCACGTCTACGCAAAAGAGGATTCCTTGACGAAAAGAAATATAACGAGAAACTGATTGAACTAGAAAGTAAGATGGCAAGGCTTGATCGTGAACTGAAAAAACACACGAAGACGGATAGCGAGGATGAAACCCTCGAACAATTGGACATCCTGATAGACTGCTTTGAGAGCCAAAGCTCTATAATGTCAGGATTTAATGAGAAACTATTCGGAATGATAGTTGAGAAAATGATCATAAGGAACAATATGCTCGAATTCTTGCTGATATCAGGGATAGTATTCAAAGAGAGAATATAAGAGAATGTGGTGCTTTGTGAACAAAAACGAAGCACCATTTTTGTTAAGTATGGTGATAGATAAGGAAACGGAGTTGTGGTATTCTTGTGTGAGAAGGAGGTCAGATAATGGCTAAGAATCGGAGAATACCATTCGGCTATCAGATGAACAACGGAGTGATAGTAACCGAGCCGAGAGAACTGTACGCCGTATCAAAGATATTTGCTGATTATCTCAAAGGTAAAAGCCTGCTTGAGATATCCAGATCCATGCAGGAAGAACGGATACCGTATCATCCAGGTGAAGACTTCGGCTGGAACAAGAATATGGTCAAACGTATCCTTGAGAATGAAAAATATCTTGGTACTGAGACATATCCACAGCTCATATCAGCTGACATATTTCATCGGGCAAATAATAAAAAGATCAAGAAAGCTACTAATATCTGCATTGTACCGGAAGAATTGAAGAATATAAGAGATATTACACTGTGTGCCGAGTGCAGAAAAAGGCTATTCAGGAATCAGAACGGAACATGGAACTGTAAAACACAACGATGCAGTGAATTTGAATATGTAGCAACCGACCAGATGATCTTATCTGCGGTGCTTAATATAATAAACTCTGCCATAGCCAATCCGAGTCTGCTTGATGCAGAGGCTGAAATGAGCGTATATACGCCAAATGGAGAGGTTGTAAAGCAGAGAAATGAGATATCAAGACTGATGGACAGCCCTGATATTGAATACGATAGGATAAAGGCTGCAATTATGGAACTAGCAGAGCTTAAGTACGACTGTTGTAACTATGACGATGTTCCGCAGAAGACTGTATTATTGAAGGAGATAATGAAAGGTGTCAAGAGACTCAATACGCTTGATGTAGAGTTACTCCTGAAATGTGCAGAATATATAACGGTCAGTCATAATGCAACAATAGGTCTTGAACTTATAAACGGCGTAAAGCTGAATAATATTACTGAGAGGAGCAGAGATATTGGATGTTACGATGATACCTGCGACGAAGAAAGTAAGTGCTGAAAACACAGATAAATATCATCAGCTTCGAGTCGCAGCTTACTGCCGTGTCAGTACAGAGCAAGAAGAACAACAGAACAGCTATCAGGTTCAGATAGATTATTATACTGAGCTTATAAATCAAAACAAGGAATGGGAGCTTGCCGGGATATTTGCGGACGAAGGAATATCAGGAACTCAGACAAAAAAGCGTACCGAGTTCAATAAGATGATAAGACTCTGCAAGAAACGGAAGATAGACCTTGTACTCTGTAAATCCATAAGCCGATTCGCACGAAATACAGTCGATACTCTTGAGTATGTCCGTCAGCTGAAAGACCTTAACATTGGTGTTATATTTGAGAAAGAGAATATAAATACGCTGACAATGACATCAGAGTTCATGATAGCCCTGTATGGCAGCTTCGCACAGGCTGAGTCTGAATCAATAAGTAAGAACGTAACCTGGGGCGTAGAAAAAGCCTTCCGTGACGGACGAGTCAGATATAACTTAAATAGCCTATATGGTTATCGTAAAGGAAAAGACGGAAAACCGGAGATAATACCTGAGGAAGCCGAAGTAGTAAGGCTGATATATAAGCTGTATCTTGACGGATTAACTCTCAGGCAGATCTCCAAACGCTTGGAAGTATTAAATATACCCAAGCGAGAATATGCAGAATGGTCAATTAACGGCATACATTCAATTCTATCCAATGAAAAGTATGTTGGAGATGCATTGCTTCAAAAGTCATATACAGTAGACTGTATCACGCATAAGAAAGCTAAAAACAACGGTGAACGTACAAAATATCTTGTAACAGATGCGCATGACGCTATTATTGACCGAGATACATATAATCTTGTACAGCAGGAACTGGCTCGTAGAACGGCAATGAGGAAGAAGAGCGAAAAAACAGTATCACTACAAGGAAGGTATTCAGGGAAGTACGCATTAAGCGAATTAATGGTCTGCGCTGAATGTGGATCGGCGTACAAAAGGACGATATGGAAAATCAATGGTAGGAAGTGTCCGGTATGGCGATGCATAAGCAGACTAGATAACGGGAGTAGATACTGCAGGAATTCACCTTCGCTTCACGAAGACAAGCTTCATAATGCGATATTATCTGCAATAAATGAGTACTATGACTGTAAGGAAAATATAAAGGAACTCCTGAAAAACAATGTTGAACAGGCAATCGCAGGAGTTAGCATCAAAGAGACCAAGGAGATACAACACAGGCTTAGTGAGATAGATGATGCGCGAAACGACTATATCAACCTTATAGCTTCAGGAGTTATGGACGAAGAAGCTATGGATGAGCAATTCCAGAAACTGTATGCTGAAGAACAGGAACTCAACTCAAGGCTGAAATATCTTGAAGAAAACAATAACATAAATGATGATCAAAAGTCAAGGATATCTCAAGCCCTTCAGATTATCGATAACAGTTCTTGTGAACTGGCAGAGTATAAGGATATGCTTATCAGAAAACTGATAGAGTGTGTAAAGGTAAACAGTAAGACAGAAATAACGATAATTTTCAAAGGCGGATACGAAGTCACAGCAGAAGTTGAAAAATAGGCCGAATTAAGCATTTCAACCATGGTGTTAAGAGCATTTATCTTGATTTTTCAACTGATTTGTGGTATAATATTAGTATCAAATTCAGTTATATGGGAGGATCGGTATGGAACAGGAACACGACTGGCAATATGACTTAGATGAATACATACGTCAGGGCGAGCCTGACCGTTCAGAGAAAAGTGCTGCGTGGCAGACTGCAATAGGTCTGCAGGACGTTGACGGTCTCCAGACCTCGGAATACCTGCTTGAAACAGCCAAGGAGCATATCGAGGGAAAGATCGACATATCCACAGCACAAAAGCGGATATACAGCTACTATGAGCAGCGGAACGTGCGTATGACTGTTGAACAGGATACGATGGAAGCGGATATTGTAGCGACTCATATAGCCGAACTCCTTGCTGAGAAGACATTCCAGTTCTCACCTGCAGAGCTGCAATCCATTCACCGCCGACTGTTCACGGGGGTGTTCAAGACGGCTGGGCAGTATAGGACCTATAATATCTCTAAGAAGGAATGGGTACTTAACGGTAAGACGGTATTCTATGCTTCATTTGACAGCATTCGTGATACCCTCGATTATGACTTCAGCCAGGAAAAAGCCTTCTCTTATGCAGAACTTGATGCAGCTCAGTCAATAAAGCATATTGCAAAATTCATATCCGGTATTTGGCAGATTCATCCGTTCTGTGAAGGAAATACACGTACAACGGCTGTCTTTATGATCAAATATCTGCAAACATTCGGCTTCAACGTAAGTAATCAGGTATTTGCTGATAATTCATGGTATTTCCGCAATGCTCTTGTAAGAGCTAACTATAACGATCTGCAAAACGATGTTCATGCAACGACCTCATTCCTGGAGAAGTTCGTTGAGAATCTGCTGACAGGTACTAACCATGAATTAAAAAACAGATATATGCACATTGATTATAAAGAAGGATCCCAAAGTGCAAATTCAGGCGTTTCAAAGTGCCAGAATTGTACCTTGGAGGAATTAGCATTACTACGTGAGATCGCAAAGAATCCGACGGTTACTCAAAAGGAACTTGCAGTTTCTATGGGAGTATCTGAAAGAACCATCAAACGTAGGACCGTTGAATTGCAAGAGAAGAAATTAATACGCCGTAAGAACGGTAAAAGGAACGGACAATGGGAGATCCTTGTTGAGATATAAAAATGAAAGCAGTCCCCAAACATTTGCCTTAATATAGGCGGATGTTTAGGGACTATTCTTATTTCATCAAAGATTATGTTGTAAAACCAAGTGCTTTTGAAAGTTTCAAAGTGCCAAATTGGCACTTTGAATTATTAGATTTGGCACTTTGAAATCTGAATGGCTCAGAGACAAAAAAATAGTATATCTGATTATACTATCAGACATACTAAGTCTTGTATTTGAATTAATAGCCTTATTTCATTTCCTTGGCAAGAGCAATGAGTAAATCAAGCTGTTTCGGGGAAAGTGACTTGAATGCTTCCACAGCTTCATTTAGCTTGCTTGGATCAGTAATATCCTCTTCAAAGAAGTCCTTGGGTTCAACGCCAAGATACTCGCAGATATAGAGAAACATCTGCATTGAAGGCAGTGCTTTCTTGTTTTCAATATTGTTTATATAGCTTTGACTTTGACCTAAGCTCAGACTCATATCTCTTGCTGATATGTTTTTTTTATTTCTAAGCTTGGCGATCCTGTCTGATATGAAATCTGTATCGATCATTCGTATCACCACCTACATATAATTATAATATACGCAAGTCTAAAATATACCTATTCATTGTAGTAATTTGTATTGACGTAACAATTATAAATAGGTATAATTATATTGGATACCGTTTTGAAATCGACATGGGGCAATGTGAGGGGCAAATGAAAGGTAATTAAGGAATATGCTTTCCAATGTAACAACTGGAATGTGTATTCCTTTTTTGTATTTACGATGTAATTTGCTTTGAGACAGCTATCATTCCTTGAATACATTTAAAATTTGTTATATAATACTAACGCTTATTCAAAAAATAATCGAGTTTGACATATTCGGTCTTACTCTATAGCAATGAAGAATATTCACTTGTACCGTGTCAATTCTGACGGCCAATTTACGTTTTAGGATAAATAATACTTGGATCAAGTTTGTGATCCTTTCTCAAGCAAAAAGCATGGAAAATAAAAAATCGCATCAGACCGTTTTTCGTAAAACACAGTCTTTTGCGAAACCTTCCAAATAAGTTGTTTTTATTATATCACCCTTAACCGGTGATGTCAAGCATTTTTATAAAAAATAATTGAATATGGGAGGAAAAAATGAAGGACTTTAATATCTACCTCAGAAAAGACGGTCGATGGGAAGGGCGTATTCCTAAACCATCAGAGAACGGAAAGAGAAAATACAAGAGCTTTTTCGGACCGTCAAAAGAAGCTGTAAGGCGAATGATCGAGGATTTCTACCGAGAACAGACCAGAGATATTTCGTTGCGTTTCACGCAAATATATCAGGAATGGTTCAATGGCGTCAAATACCATATAAAGGAATCAACTGCAGCGAATTATACGATGAAAGCTGATAAGCATCTTATCCCTGTATTTGGGGAATTGGATATATCAAAGATATGTGAAACAGATATTCATAGCTTTATTGATTCAAGAAAAAGGATCGGTCTATCAGATAGATATATTTCGGATATTATTTCATTGATGAGATCAGTCTGTAAGTACGCCTCAAGGAAGTATCAGGTGAACAATCCATTGAGTGATATACGTCTATTCAAGCGTAAACGGGCTGATATTCAGATACTTGATAGAAAAGAGCATCAGCAATTAGCTGAATATGTAATGAAGAATCATAATAGAACCAACCTGGGAATTGCTATTGCAATGGCAGCAGGTCCACGTATTGGAGAAATCTGTGCATTCCGTGGAAGAGACATAGATTTTGAAAAACGTACTTTGACCGTCAAAAATACGATCCAGAGGATTCAGATAAAGGATGGAGAGAGTAAAACAAAACTTCTCATCTCTGAGCCGAAGAGTGATTCATCAAAAAGAGTTATCCCAATACCTGAAGAATTGATTCCATATTTAGAAGAATTCAAAGTAAAAGATGATGAATTCATCCTTTCCGGGACAGATAAGCCAGTTGAACCCAGAACAATGCAGAACAGATTTGCAAGAATACTCAATAACGTAAATCTGCCGTCAGTTCATTTCCATTCACTTCGTCATTACTTTGCTTCAGATTGCGTAAGACTTGGATTTGATATTAAGTCTCTGTCCGAACTACTTGGGCATTCAAACGTTGAAATAACGCTGAATAGATATGTTCACAGTTCATTTGATCAGAAACGTGAATACATGAATAGGATTAAGTTTTCCGTGGAAAACACTTCTTTCGCAAAAGACTGTGTTTAACGATAAAATGAGCGAGTTCAGTAAGACTGCAACTATGGGAGTATCATTTGTGCAAAAATAACAAAGCTGAAAGAGCTCGATGTATCGTTAGTTGACAGAACGTACAACAAAAACGCCCTTTTTGTAAGAAAAAATCGAAAAAACCAGTTTCTAAGACTGCAAAGTAAGACTGCAAAAGTGCGGTATAATGCTGCAAATCCTACATAAGATGACCTTCCACCTGTATTATACCACGAATGAGGTAAAAAAATCAAGGCGGTAAATATGGAAAACGTTTTCGAATTCTACGACTCAGTAAAAGAACAGGAAGTTGAATGGCTTTGGTATCCGTATATCCCATACGGAAAGCTGACGCTACTTGAAGGTGATCCGGGTGAAGGAAAATCAACTATTATGCTTCACATAGCGGCTCTTATTACAAAAGGGCAGGATATGCCGGACGGTTATAAAGTCGAAAAGCCTGAATATGTGATCTATCAATGCAATGAGGATGATGTTGCTGATACTATAAAACCGAGATTAAAATCTGCCGGTGCTGACTGTTCTAAGGTGGCATATATAATAGATGATAACAGCAGTCTCACATTAAACGATCAGCGTATAACGCAGGTATTAGAGGAAACTCATGCAAGGCTTTTGATACTTGATCCCTTCCAATCGTTTTTGATACAGGACGGAGATCTCCACAGCGTTGGCAGAATGAGAACTACCCTTGGTAATTTAGCTGTTATAGCCTCCAGATACCGGTGCGCTGTGGTGCTGATCGGTCATATGAACAAATCTGCAACGGGAAAAAGCCTGTATCGTGGACTTGGAAGCATCGATATAGCAGCTATTGCCCGAAGCGTTTTAATGGTTACTCGTGATGAGGATGATCCTGAGATACGATATATGATACCAATAAAATCAAGCCTTGCACCTGAAGGTCCGGAAGTTGTCTTCAGGATGAGTAGGGATATCGGATTCCAATGGGTGAAGAACAAAAATAAGAATCATAAAAAGCGGCTAAAAAAGAGCGATGTTGCTGAGATCCTCACCAATATGCTTGAATACGGTGAGCTCACCAGTGGCGTAATAATTCAGAAGATCCAAGATCTTGGAGTCTCAGAACGAACACTATACACTCTGAAAAAGGAGCTTGGTATCAAATCCTTCCGCAGAAAAGGCGTTTGGTACTGGCAGCTACCGATTATTGATGATAATTAATAAGAATCTTTGTAAGGGGTAAACCAATGAACAGCATGGAAACAATGCCTATGGAATTAGGCGTAGAAGAAAACGAACATGAAGACGAAAGAGTATTCCTTCCTGATGATCAAAAAGCACAGGAACAGAACATATTCCGTAGGCATATACGGGATAATCCGAGAACAAAGCAGCTTGCAAGGCATAAACTATGGCTGGATAGTATTCAGCATGAGTATCCTATGCCATATGTTCCATATAGGATAGGAGTATATATAAGATATTATAATCAGACAAAGTATGATGATTATCTGCAAAAGCATATTCAGCAGTTTACCGATGATATATCTTTATCTCCGATGTGGACTCTTGTAGATTTTTATATTGATACCGGTGCAAAAGCTCCACGAATGGAGAACGCAAAGGAATGGTGCCGATTGCTTAATGATTGTTTTTCCGGCAAGGTAGATTTGATAGTAACACAGAAGCTGGGAAATGTAAGCAGCGATCCTGATGAAATAGCATTTCTCGCACGAATTCTTGCAACGCAAAAGCATCCTGTGGGAATGTACTTCATATCTGAGGATATTTTCACATTAGCCTCATATTATCGTGACGATCTGAATGACAGAGCCATGATCCCTGTTGGGATCGAGCCGCTTCCTGATGATGAGTTTGATACTCAATTATTAGCGGATGACCTCATTACTGAACAGAGTATCAATAAAGCACTAATACATGTTGGAGATGGACATAATGCCTGAAATGACTAAACAGCAGCAAAGAGAGCGCGTTAAACAAAGAGTCGGATCGGCTGATACTTCTAACCATACATACTATCCCGCAAAAGAAAACTCTCAATATGTAAAAACAGATGAATTCCAGCTTGTAGGGATATATGCAAGAGTATCCACAGATAATCCCGCTCAGACATCTTCCTTTGAACTGCAGCAGAAATACTATGAAGATATGGTAAGCAGAAATCCAAACTGGAAACTTGTAAAGATATATTCTGATGAAGGAAAATCAGGAACTACTATACAGCAAAGACCGGGATTCCAGGAGATGATAGATGATGCCGTACATGAAAAGCTTCATTTGATAATAGTAAAGAATATATCCCGATTTGCACGAAATACTGTTGAGTGCCTCAGTACTCTAAGAAAACTGAGAGCGAAAAAAGTAGGCGTTTATTTTGAATCTGAGGGAATATATTCCTTAAACAGTGATTGCCATATTGCACTATCAACATCAGCCAATCTTGCTGAACATGAGAGCCGATTAAGAAGCCGAAGTATGGAAACATCCCTTAGAATGCGACTTGACCATGGACTTCCGTTAACTCCTGAACTTCTAGGCCTCATGAAAGATGAAAACGGAAAGCTGATCATTAATCCTGAAACTGAAAATATCCCCAAGCTTATGTTCTATATGTATCTATACGGATACTCTACTCAACAGATAGCAGATAGCCTCATAAAACTATGTAAAAGGAGCTATCTTGGGAATATAAAGTGGACCGCCTCCGGAGTAGCTCGGACTCTGAGAAATGAACGATACTGCGGTGATGTTCTGACGCGAAAGCGTTATAAGGAGTTTGCACCTGATGTTGATAAGCAGAAGACATTCAAGAATACAGGTGAAAAACCTCAGAGCTATTATAAAGACGATCATCAGCAGATAATATCGCATGATGACTTCTTAGCTGTGCAGCGAATTATGAATAATGCCAGATTTGGCGGTACTTCGTTATTACCTGAGCTTAGAGTCATACCCGTGGGCTTACTCAAGGGATTTGTGATAGTTCATCCTAAGTGGGGGAGCTTTACAAAGGGAGACTACATCAATGCCTGTAAAAGCGTTGATACAGAGAACTATCCTGATATAACGGAAATAGCCGGAGATGCGGATACATTTGACCTGAGAGGTTATGAAATAGCTGATTTTAAGCTGTTTGATGATCAGAATATCCCGGCGGTCACTTTAGGACAGAAAGAAATAAGATTCAACCAGACCTGTATAAGCAATATGTCATCGGGCAATTATGTAGAATTACTGATCCATCCGCTAAAAAAGGAACTGGCGATACGCCCTACGAGTCAGGATAACCGTTATGCAGTACAATGGTCGAAAGGCAGCAAAAAGAACGGCGAAACAAGAGGAATAGCATGTAAGGCATATATTGATACTCTGTTTGAGATCATGGGCTGGAATACAGAGTACAGATATAAGCTGTACGGATGCATTTATCATGACGATACAGACTGTGCAGGAATATTCAGCAACATTGATTCCAGCATCTTAATTGACAGAGATGAATACCTGTCTAACGCTGATATTGAACCGTCTGAGAAGCTTCTTGGCGTTACCGGTAAGTGCGTAAGAGCTGTATCAGGTACATTTAATAATAATTTCGGACAGGACTATTATATAGAAAAAACTCAAAGAGAACTATACGAATTAACAAAAGAGCAATGGCAGACACGAATCGAAGGTCAGATGTGTTCTACAGGCGAGAAACTTAATGTTACGCCATATGAAGAACTCAGAAGTTTCATTAAACATGAATTAGGAGAATTGTTTGAGGAGGAAGAATTAAATGAATGCAGTTGAAGAAGGACTTCAGCAGACGGTTATTGGTGACGGTCAGATCCAGCTTGGCTTTCCGTCCAGTGATGAGGAAACTGATCTGTATAACTATGAAATGGTAAGTGGTGAATTCTTTGCACAGATCAAGGAACCTGCCTTCACTATCAATGTTAATAAGGTGTATGTGAATACGGCTGCTGTACGTTTATTACCTAAGGTTGATCATGTAAAGTTTATGATAAACCGGGATGAGAAAAAGCTGGTAATAAAACCGTGCAGTGAAATGGATATACAAGGCTATAATTGGGCAAAAGAGAAGGATGGGAAGCGATATCCTTCTCATAGAACAGGAGAACCATTTGTTCAGAGTCTCTGTATGCTTATGAATTGGAATCCACAGTTCAGGTATAAGATAAGCGGCAAGAAAAACAGAGCCAAAGGTGACGGAGAGGAAATACTTGTATTTGATCTGATGTCGTTCAAATGCTTTGAGAAAGAGATATCCGAGGACGGAAAAGTTAATAAACGGCCGGTATTTCCACCCGGTTGGAACGGTTCATTCGGTCCGAAATACGGCGAATCAAATCGTACACTTCAAGTTAATACCTTCGATGGATATACGGTGTTCTCCCTTAAGGGTAAGGAAAACATCAACGAAATACATAGTGAAAATACATCTGAGACCAACGCCTCAGAGATAAACGAGGAATAACACTATGTGTACAAATAATTCAGAAAACGAGCATATATTGACAATTCTTATTAATACTAAGTATTCAAGAATCACTGTCCATAAGAATACACTGGATGCTTTAGGTGATCCGGCATTTATACAATTAGCCTATAATTCGAAAAAAAGAATGCTTATGCTTTTGAGTGCAGCAAAACAGGCACAAAATACTATAAGAGTAATACGTAAACAACATGGATTCTGCCTTATACACAGCAAAAGCTTCATGTTTGGTTTAATGAGTGTGAGCAAAGCAATAAAAGAGCAAGGGACATATTTATTGAAAGGCAAAATGGATAAACAGCTCTCAGCTGCATATTTCTCCCTTGATAATGCCGAAAGAGTGATCGAACCCACTGATAGAGGTAATTAAAATGAAAGACTTATTACATACAGATCCTGAGATAATGCGTTTATCAATACCGATTTCTCAGGATCAAACGAGAAAACTGGAGTCAAGTATAATGGAACACGGCTGCCTTGAACCTATTGTCGTATGGAATGGTGTTATACTCGACGGTCATAAAAGATATAAGATGTGTATCGATGAGGGAATCAGTTTCGATATTCGGGAAGTGAAGTTTAAAAACCTTTCTGAAGCGGCGGTTTGGGTATGCTATCAAAGGATCAATCAGTATAAGAAATTCTCTATTCAGTATTGCTACCTTGTTGGAAAGTTGTATTCATACTTAAAAATCATAACATTTGAACAAAGAAAAGGAAAAGGATATCATCAGGACCCTCAAAGAGGTAAGGAAAAGCCGGTACATGAATACTATACTTCGTTTCATCTGGGCAATAATATCGGACTTAATCGGACGACTGTACAACGGTATCGAAGAATATCTGAGGCGATGGATAAAATCGATGAGGTAGAGCCTATGCTGTACAAGTCTATAATGGATGGAAGTTTGAATTATAATAATACGGAGATTCTGGAAATAGCCCAGATGGATAATAAGAGGATAGAAAGAATTCGAAAGAAGAAAGTTGATTCAGACGATGTAAAGATGCGAAGCAGAGAATGCACAAAAAGTGTAAGTAAGGAAGAAAAGCAAATGAAGGTTAATAATGAAATATCACTTTCAATGGGAATTAAAAAAATGCCGGTCTATGATCCGGATATGGCAATTAGGGGATTAACTTTAACGATCCCAATGTGGATTGCCGCTATTGAAAGAGCCGAGCAGCAAACAGACATGAATCAGGCTACAGATAGTGCGAAGATGCAGTTAGGCGAGATGCTGATAAGGCTTGACGATCAAATTCAAAAAGCATTGGAGGTTTTATAATGCCTGAAGATGGTATATTAACAGAGCAGCAAATAAAGTGTATTCCTGAAGTATCATTTGAGCTTATACCTATACGCAACCTTGTATCTAATCAGGATTATCAGCGTGCGCTCTCGGAAAAGCATATAAGAGATGCGTTGGAAGAGTTTGATGTTTATCAGCTTAATCCTGTAAAGGTAAGCAGACGAGAGGGAGTAAACTATGTGTTTGACGGTCAGCATACGATAGAGATCGTAGCAGCTGCATCCGGAAGCCGAGATACTCCTGTATGGTGTATGATCTATGATGATCTGAAGTATAAAGAAGAAGCTCATATATTTGCTGATCAGCAAAAGCACGTAAAAACTCTTTTGCCTTTTGAAACTTTTTCAGCTCACATTGAAGCCGGTGACGATAAACAAATGATAATTGACACAACCGTCAGGTCTTATGGCCTGAAAGTTGCGGGAAAAAGAGAACCAAATGCAATATGCGCGATCGGTACATTGGAGAGGATATATGATAAATATGGTATCAATGTACTGGATACAGTTCTGAGACTTGCTGTAGGAGCATGGGAAGGTGAAACTAATTCCTTATCAGGATCTATTCTTATGGGAATAGCTAAAATAATAGTGTCTTATGGTGATGATCTGAAGGAGGATATGTTTGTAGACCATGTAGGAAAAGTTTCAGTGAAATCTATAGTCAGAACAGCAAAGGAAAGAAGCCCGGGAGCTTTAGGATATGCAGAAGCAATGATTTTGGCGTATAACAATAAAAATAAGCAACGATTGTCACTACGGGCTCTTCACGGCGGCAAATTCGTTGCAAATGATCCTAATGATTATGGTGATTAATAAGAAAAGGTGTACTAATTTGTCATATACTCAGAGGCGTTGAAAAGGAGTGTTTTGATGGAGAAGAATAAGTACATTTGTGAAGTGTGTGGAAAAGAGGAAATGCTTACTGAAAAGGAAGCTTATTTGGAAGGCTGGGATTATCCACCGTATATGGGGCAATTTGGAGTAGTATCTCCAAGAATATGTCCGGATTGTCCTATGGAAAAAACAGCTTGGGCAGCTCTCGTCCTAAAACAAAAGACTTATTCCGAATTGTCAGAAAAACAGAAGGAAACCGTACAAAGAATAATGAGAGAAACAAGGTGAAGAATGAGTTTAAACCCACGTCAACTAGTGATATAGTCTTGCTTATTCATTGGTTTTATGGTATACTTTTTTTAGATAAGCCTTTCCAACAATTAAAGCTGTTTATCTATATTACGTAATTAAATACATCAATACCATATATGAGGTTAAAATGAAAAATAGTCTTAGAAATGACTTGGAATATGTCGAAATAAACGGACATAAACTTCACATATTCAGATGCGGAGATAAAAGCAAGACGACTCTCGTGTTCATGTCGGGATCAGGAACAATTGCACCTATGTATGATTTTAAGGTGCTGTATGAAAAACTACTCAGAGACTTCAGAATAATAGTAATTGAAAAATTTGGTTATGGTTATTCAGATCTGTATGAAAGTTCCTGTGAAATCGATACCGTTGTAAGTTATCAAAAGCAGGCATTGGAATCAATGGGTGAGAAACCTCCTTATATCCTTCTTCCGCATTCTATGAGCGGTATAGAAGCTATCAGGTGGAAACAGCTCTATCCTAATGATATAAAGGCAATCATCGGCCTTGATATGGCGACTCCTATCACATATAGCGAATGGGGCAAAGATGAGATCAATAAACGCGTTGATCTCATGCTAAAACTTAAAAGGCTCAATGAAATGAGATTATTGTTCTGGTATCCTATAAATAAGCGAGGATTGAGCAAGGATGAAATAAAGCAGCATAAGCTTCTGAAAAAAAGAAATTTGATGAACAACTGCTATATAAATGAAGCAAAGGCAGTTCTGAATAACGCAAAAATCGTAGCTGGTTCCGGAAAAGCAGAATGTCCGACTTTACTGTTTGTATCTAACGGGAAACAGACATCACCGAACTGGATCGCTAATGAACAGAAATATGCTGAATCAGTAGGTGCAGAAACTGTTCTTCTGAACTGTGGACACTATATTCATTATTATGAAAGTGATAAAATAAGCTCAAAGATCAAAGAGTTTATTAAAGAGATAGATTAATATGGCTCGTTAAGCCTGTGTAATAGGGAGTAGGTGAAAAATGGTATATATAACAGGAGATATTCATGGTTCGCTCGAGCCTATATACGACTTGTTCACACGACATAGTCCTACAAATGACGATATAATCGTTATCCTTGGCGATGTCGGAGTAAACTACACAGGTACACTTCAGGATATTAGATTAAAAAAGGTTATGAACAGACTTGGAGCCACCTTCTTCTGCATACACGGTAATCATGAGAACCGTCCTCAAAATATAGCTTCTTACAAAGAAAAGGAGTGGAACGGTGGCCATGTCATGTATGAAGAAGACGTCCCTACTCTGTTGTTCCCTATAGATGGGGAGATCTTTGATATTGAAGGAAAGAAATGTATAGTAATCGGCGGTGCGTACAGCGTTGATAAGTTTTATCGACTGAGAAACGGCTATAAGTGGTGGCCGGACGAGCAACCTTCACCGAAGATCAAGGAATATGTTGAAAAGCAGCTCTCCGAAAACAAAATAGACGTTGTGTTCTCGCATACCTGTCCAGCTAAGTATATACCAACAGAATGCTTTCTCTCAGATATAGATCAATCCAAAGTGGATAACAGCACAGAACAATGGCTGGATACTATCGAAGATAAGCTCGAATATGAAGCATGGTATCTTGGACACTGGCATACTGACAAACGAATAGATAAGATGCACTTCCTTTTCCACGGTGTAGAAGTGTTGTAA